GAACTGAAATTGTTGGTGCTGGTGTAACATCTTTTAACGAACAGTTAAGTGCTACACAATCAATCACAGAAGTTGATGTAAACTTTAACAATACTGCTGGTAATTACCACATCTTTGTTCCAAACATTACAGCGGCGATTGCTAGTAAAAACTTATATGCTTTTGCTACTACAGCAGTAAACGCTGATATAACGGCTGGAAGATTTACAGTAGAATTAGAATACTCAGTATTTTAAAAATTAATGTGGGGGCTTCGGCCCTCACTACAGTTTCTTAATTAAGGAGGGAAACATGGCAGACACAGTAACAGGACCAACTATCTTACAACAGAATGATAAGAGAGTTGTTATTAAAATAGTAAACCAATCAGACGGAACAGGTGGAACTACAGTTTTTGGAGATGTATCAGCACTAGCTGCTAGATCAGATGGAACTGCAGTAGCTCACTTAGGATTACTTAGAGTTTGGTATTCATGTCAAGGTGGCGATGGAGGAGACTCTTTTGCAAGACTAGATGAAGAAGACTCTGATGGAGATATTCCTATTATCGGATTAACTGGTGCAGGATATTGGGACTTCAGAGAATTTGGTGGAATACCAGCAGATAAATCCTCTAATAGTAATCAAAGTGATGTTAATTTTGTTGTACCCGGTGGCGCTGATGATGGTAACATGTACACGGTTATAGCAGAGTTTCAAAAAATTTATTAGGAGTAACAAATGGCCAACACAACTTCCGGCACAGTTACTTTTGATAAAAGCTTTGCAGTTGATGATATTATTGCAGAGGCATACGAGCGTATCGGTTCACAAGTAACTTCTGGATATCAATTAAAATCAGCAAGAAGATCTCTAAATATTCTATTTCAAGAATGGGGTAATAGAGGTTTACACTATTGGGAAGTGGGTGACACCAATATTGATCTTATTGAAGGTCAAGCAGAGTACACTTTCTTTAGATCTAGTGCTGATGGTACATCTTCAGTGACTGTTGGTGGTACAAGTGGCACAAGCACTTTTGGTATTGCAGATATATTAGAGGCAACATTTAGACAAAACAGAACTCAAACTACTCAATCTGATGCAGCAATGACAAAGATCGATAGATCTACATACTCTAGTTTATCAGGAAAATTATCTAAAGGAACTCCCTCTCAATATTTTGTTCAAAGATTTATAGATAAAACTACTGTCACTGTATATCCATGTCCAGACTCAACAGCTGCATCAAAAGATATGCACATATTTTTTGTAAAAAGAATACAAGATGTAGACTCAACTTATACAGATGCAACAGACGTGCCATATAGATTTGTTCCATGTATGGTTTCAGGTTTAGCTTTTTATTTAGCACAAAAATATGCACCAGATAGAATACAAGCCATGAAACTATATTATGAAGATGAATTAGGACGAGCATTAGCCGAAGATGGATCTTCTTCTAGTACAATAATAACACCTAAAACTTATTACCCAGGAGCATAATGGCATTTGCAAGAGGAAAAAAATCACTAGCAATATCTGATAGATCAGGCATGGCATTTCCATATGAAGAAATGGTAAAAGAATGGAATGGTCATCTTGTTCACAAATCAGAGTATGAAGAAAAACACCCACAATTAGAATTAAGATCTAGATCAGGAGATGCACAGGGTTTAAGAGATGTTAGACCAGATAGAACTGAAAATGAAGTTGCTGCTATGTTAGGTAATAATCCTTTTTCTATTACTGCAAGTTCTCAAACAATTACAGTTACAGAAATAAATCATGGAAGAACTTCAGGCGATACTGTAAGATTTAGAAATGTTCAAGGCAGTCCTGGTGGAGTTTCTTTTTCTACCTATGAAAATTCTTCGGGATTTAGTATAACAGTTACAACAACAGATAAATACACTTTTAGTTTAGGAGCAACTCCAAGTGTAACAGAAAAAGGAGGAGGACCAACTGTGTCTGCAGGACCAGTTAGTTTATCAGCATAATGGCAGGATTAAGCGCATCAGGATTAAAAACACAAATAAGAAGCTATACAGAAGTTAGCTCTACTGTTTTATCAGACAGTGTATTAGAGAACATAATATTAAATGCACAATACAGAATTTTTAGAGACGTGCCTATTGATGCAGATAGAAAAACATCTACAGGTAATTTTACATCTGGAACAGGCACTGTAACTGTGCCAGCGGGAGCTGTATTTGTTAGAGCAGTGCAGGTCTATACTGCAACTGGATCTACTTATACGGGTGCTAATACTTATTTAGAAAAAAGAGATTTAACATTTTTAGAAGAATATATTTCAGCAACTACATCTACTGGAACACCAAAATATTACGCAATGCTAGATACAGGAGCAACTGGAGAAAGTTCATCAAACTCTGGATCTATTATTGTATCACCAACACCAGGTAGCACCTTTGCATACAAAATTCATTACAATGCAGCGCCAGCATTATTAGAAAATGATGACACTAATTATATTAGTATGAATTTTCCAAATGGTCTGCTATATTGTTGCCTAGCGGAAACTTATGGGTTTCTAAAAGGTCCAGCTGACATGCTGCAACTATATGAACAAAAGTATCAACAAGAAGTACAAAAATTTGGAGGGGAGCAAATAGGTAGAAGACGTAGAGATGACTATACAGATGGAACAGTCAGAATACAAGTACCGTCAAGAACACCTTAAGGATTAAATTATGGCATCAACATTTTCAGATCTTGGTATAGAACTAATGGCAACCGGCGAAAATGCCGGTACATGGGGGACAAAAACTAATACCAACTTACAAATAGTAGAAAAATCAATCGCTGGTTATGTAGAAAAAGCAATTACTAGTGGCGGAACTACGGCGCTAACAATTACAGATGGTGATGCAACAGAATCAACATCAGTTGCAAGACATGCAGTTATAAAATTAACAGGGACTATTACAGGTAACTCTATTGTAACTGTGCCAGATTCAATAGAAAAAGTTTACATTGTAACTAACGGTACATCTGGTGCGTACACTGTTCAATTTAAAACAGCATCAGGAACAGGTATTACTTTTGGTGTATCAGAAAAAACCACCAAATTAGTTTACTCAGATGGAACAAACATTGTTGATGCAGGATTTGGTGGAGCACTTGATATAGAAGGTAGAGAATTAGTTTTAGATGCAGATGGAGACACAACTCTTACAGCTGATACAGATGATCAAATAGATATTAAAATTGCAGGTGCAGATGATTTTCAATTTACAGCAAATACTTTTACAGCACAGTCTGGAAGTAGTATTGTTGTACCAGAGGGTGGACTTACCTTCGGAAGCACAGCAATAACATCAACTGCTGCAGAGCTTAATTTATTAGATGGAGTATCAGGATTAGTACAAGCAGACTTAACTAAACTAGCTGCACTTGATGCGACAGCAGCAGAATTAAATATAGTTGATGGTGGCACGTCAGCCACATCCACAACAGTTGCAGACGCAGATAGAGTTGTTTTAAATGACAACGGCACTATGGTGCAAGTCGCAGTTACAGATTTAGCTGCATACTTTGATGATGAAATTACAGCAATGCCAAACCTTACATCGGTTGGCACACTTACAACTTTAACAGTTGATAACATAATTATTAATGGAACTAATATAGGTCACACTTCTGACACAGACGCCATAGCTATTGCTTCTGATGGTAACGTAACAGTATCACAAAATTTAACCGTAACTGGAGATCTTACAGTATCTGGCGATGATATTACTATGGGTACAAATACTTCAGGTAATATTTTAGTTGCAGATGGTACAAATTTTAATTCTATAGCAGTAGGATCGTTATCAGAAATATCTACAGTTGCTAATGATGATGTATTTTTAGCAGTTGATACTTCAGGCGGTGGTCTTAAAAAAATTGCAAGATCAGCTGTTGTATCTGGGCTTGCTTCATCAGCAGCTATATCAAATGTTGTAGAAGATACAACTCCACAATTAGGTGGAGATTTAGATACTAACTCTGCAAATATTTTAATTGATGATGCACATTTTATTGGCGATGAAAATGGTAATGAACAAATTATATTTCAAACAACAAGTTCAGCAGTTAACCAATTTGATGTAACAAACGCTGCAACAGGTAATGCTCCATCTATAAAAGCCACTGGTGGTGATTCTAATATAGATTTTAATATATCAGCAAAAGGCACAGGGCATGTAACCATTCTTGGTAATTCAAATGCAGGTGCTATACAATTCAATTGTGAGTCCAATTCCCACGGCCAAATATTAAAATCTCAACCACACTCACAAGGTGTTACAAATGAAATGTTATTACCTGCAGGTGCTGACTCAACTTTAGTATCATTAGTATCTACGGATACATTAACAAATAAAACTTTAACTACACCAGTTATTGCAGAGATAGATTCTGGTTCTACAATTACACTTGATGCAACTACAGATATAGTTTTAGATGCTGGCGGCGGAGATTTTAATTTTAAAGATGATGGAACAGAAATTTTAAGAATATCTAACTCATCAAGTGATGTAATTATTAGACCAGTTGTTGATGCTAAAGATTTAATATTTCAACAAAGAGATGGCACAGAGGTAGCTAGAATTGAAGACAATGGCACATTTAATGTTGTAACAGATAAATTAGCTATTAATGGCACAGCAGTTACATCTACAGCAGCTGAATTAAACATATTAGACGGTGTAACGGCGACGGCAACAGAAATTAATTTAATAGATGGTGACAGTTCTGCGGGAACAACTGCCGTTGCAGACGCTGATGGAATTATAACTAACGATGGTGGCACGATGAGACTAACAACTGCTGCTACGTTTAAAACATATTTTCAACAAGGTATATCTTCAGCAGCAGATGACATATCAGCTGGAGATGCAGCAGTTAATTTAACAACTACATCAGGTAATATAACAATTGATGCAGCAGCAAATGATACAGATATTATATTTAAAGGAACTGATGATAGTTCTGATATTACCATGCTTACACTTGATGGTAGTGACGCTGGATCTGCTACATTTAATGATAAAGTTACAATAGGCGATGGTAAATTAGTTCTTAACTCAACTGCAGTTACATCAACTGCGGCAGAGCTTAACTTACTAGACGGTGTTTCTGGATTAGTACAAGCAGATTTAACAAAATTAGCAGCTGTAGATTCTACAGCAGCAGAGCTAAACATAGTAGACGGTGGAACATCAGCAACGAGCACAACTTTAGTTGATGCTGATAGAGTTGTTGTTAACGATAATGGAACAATGGTCCAAGTTGCAATGTCAGATGTTAAAACATATATTGGTGATGGAACTCAAGGTTGGCTATTCAAGAATGATTAATAGGAGTTTGAATGGCAACATATAGACAAGCAAAAGGTTATAGTGTTAAGACAGTAACAAGTAATCCAGACAATGATATACTGGGACAAATTTGGTATAATAGCACTGAAAAAAAAATAAAGTTTACAGGTAATGTTGGAGGTGCTTTTGCATCTGGTGGTAATTTAAATACAAACAGATGGAATTCTAAAGCAACTGTTGGAACACAAACAGCTGGATTAGTTTTTGGTGGTTCAAATGCTCCAGGTAATATCATAGCTGAAACAGAGGAATATAATGGTACTTCGTGGAGTGAAGTTACTGATATGCCAAGTTTAATTACAGGTAATGGTGGCGGTGGAACACAGACAGCAGCTTTTTCTTCTGGTGGAAATACTCCAGGTGATAACAGAGAAGATCACACTTTTAACTATGATGGGACTAGTTGGACTTCAAGTGGAGACATGCCTTTTATTTCATCTCAAGCAGGAGGATGTGGAACACAAACAGCAGGAGTACAATGTGGTGGTACACAAAATCCAGGAAATAACAAAACAAATAAAACAGCTCACTACGATGGTTCATCATGGACTGACGGTGGAAATTTTCCAATAAATATTGCTTATCACACAATGTCTGGAACACAAACAGCAGCTTTGCTTGGAATGTATATTAAGTTTGATGGTTCAAGTCCAGATCAATCAAATGAATTTTTTGAATACAATGGTTCATCATGGTCTGCAGCAGGTAATCAAAATAATACTAGATATGCTGGAGCAAATTTTGGAATTCAAACATCTGCGATAACAGCAGGAGGAGGATCAGCACCAGCAGGACATCAAAACAAAGTTGAATCTTATGATGGAACTTCTTTTACAAATGAAAGCAATATGGTTACTGGTTCTAATTATGTACAGGGCGGTGGAACTTCTGCAGCAGGATTAGCTTTTGGTGGTAGTGGACCAGCAGGTATTGGGCCTAACCAAGCATTAAATAGAACAGAAGAATGGACTGATCCATCTTTTGGAGCAAGATCAATGGATGTATCATGACGGATTATAGAACTATACGAGGTAAAAAAGTTAAATTTTTTGAAACTGATCTTGATAATGAACAAGCTGAAGGTCAATTATTTTTTAGTGATACTAGTAAAGAAATGAAAATAGCTGTGTCTAGTTCTGCTTGGCATAGCGGTGCAAACTTACTTACAGCTAGATCAAATGGTGGTGGTGCCGGAACTCTAACTGCAGGATTAAACATAGCTGGAAATATTGGACCTAGTGATACACAAACAACTGTAACAGAAGAATATAATGGATCAGGTTTTAGCACTGGTGGAACATTGCCAGTTGCAAGAAGATCTATGGCATCATCAGGAACACAAACTGCAGCAATAGCATCAGGTGGTTTTGGGCCACCCACTCAAGATAAAGCAGAATCTTTTACTTATGATGGTTCATCTTTTACAGAAATACCTAGTCTAAATACTGCAAGGCAGGGTTTAGATAATAATGGAGCAGGAACTACAACTGCTGCTTTAGTTTGTGGGGGTTTACCTGGTAAAAATGAAACTGAAGAATATGATGGATCTTCTTGGGCAGAACAAAATAATTTAAATACTGGAAGAGCAAGAGGTTGTAATATAGGATCACAGACAGCTGCTTTATTTTGTGGTGGTCAAGAACCATCAATATCTGCTAATTCAGAAGAATATAACGGAACAAGTTGGACTGAAGGAAATAATTTAAATACTGGTAGAAAAGAATTAGGTGGAGCTGGCAGTCAGACATCAGCAACAGTCGCTGGAGGAAGCACTGGATCAATTTCAAATGTTGTAGAACAATATGATGGGACTTCATGGACAACAATTCCAGCTACCATGGGAACGACTAGAACAGCAATAGCTCCTACAAATGCAGGAACTTCATCAAGTTACATGGTTTCTGGTGGTAACTCAGGTTCAATTGTGGGGAATACAGAAGAATTTACCACATCAGTATTAGCTACAACTGCTGCGGCATGGGCTAGTGGTGGTGCTTTAAACACAGGAAGAAACGCCATGGGAGGCACTGGAACTCAGACAGCTGCCATAGGTTTTGGTGGTAGTCCAGGAAGTGGTTATTCTGGTAAAACAGAAACATATGATGGCACTAGTTTTACTGAAGTTAATGACATGAGTACAGTCAGAGGTTATGTAGGAAGTGCTGGTACACAAACAGCAGCGTTAGCAATTGGTGGTTTAGGTCCAGAAAGGTATGCGGTTGTAGAAAGTTTTAATGGAACTAGTTGGTCTGAAATTGCTGATTTGAATACAGTTAGAAGTGGTGTAGGAGGAGCAGGAACTACAACTGCAGCTGTAGCATTCGGTGGTAATCTAGGTCCTGGTTTTTCAGCTGATACAGAAGAGTATAACGGATCCTCTTGGTCTGAACAAAATAATTTAAGCACTGCTAGAATTGGAGCATCTGGATCAGGAACACAAACTGTTGCTTTAGCAGCTGGTGGAGAAATTTCTACAGGAGCATCAGATGCTACAGAAGAATATAATGGAACTTCTTGGAGTGGAGGAGGATCTTTACTCACAGCGAGATATTATATGCAAACAGGAAATCAAGCTCCTTACAATGCAACCTTAGTTGCAGGAGGATCTACTCCTCCCGCAGGAAGTCAAACGGAAGGGTACGATGGAACTTCTTGGTCAACAAGACCTGCTCTTGCAGGTGTTAGAAGACAGGGTGGTGGAGCAGGAACTACAAGTGCTGCAATAGCTTTTGGTGGTAATACAGCTCCTCCTAATATTTTATCAACATCAGAAGAATTTACAGCTGAAACAACAAGTTTAAATTTAAAAACAATAACAGATAGTTGATTTATGATAGTAATAAGTTATAACAGGAAGGAGGATTAATATGGCACTATTTATATACGGTACAGCAACAAACACAGGTAAAGGATTTTTTACTCATCAAGATAGATTAGACTTTTCTTTAAGAGGATATACAGGTCACGATGGATCTAATTACGTTGATGTTTGGTGTATTGGAAATAATGAAAAAGGAGCTTACTGGTTAGCTGAAAAAAATGGCGTAGAAAAAACTAAATCTGAAGCACAAACTTTAGTTAATGCAGCAGTTACTTTAGCACAAAATGCTTGGGATGCTGAATCTGATGAACACAAAGCACAGTTTGATAGACCACCAGCTATAACAATCCCATAAGGAATTTTAAATGTCCACCTACCAAGAATTAAAAGGATTAAAGGTAAAATATTTATCTGCTGATACATCTGGGGATAGAGCAAAAGAAGGTGAATTATTTTATAATAGCTCCAGTGGTAATCTTAAAGCATTTGTAGCAACTCAATCTTGGATTAGCACTCCATCAATGGGAACAGGAAGAAATATTTTAGGAAGAGCTGGAACTGCAACTGCTGCTTTAGCAATTGGTGGGTATTTGTATCCTAACAGTCCAGAGGTAACTGCAAATGCAGAAACTTATGATGGTGTTAATTGGACTGAAGTAGGAAATCTTAATACAGCTAGATATGGTGCTCAAAGTGATGGAACACAAACTGCTGCTATAATAGCAGGTGGTATAAATCCAACATCACCTGAATTTAAAAATTTAACAGAGTCTTGGGATGGAAGTTCTTGGACTGAAGTTGGCGACATAAATACTACAAGAGGTTATGTAGCTCATGGAGGAAGTGCCACTGCATCACTTATATGGGGTGGTAGAGTGCCTGGTCCTGCAACTACAAATTCTACAGAGTCATGGAATGGAAGTTCTTGGACTGCTGCACCAAATTTAAATAACGCTGGTTGGGGTAGGTATGGAGGGGGTACAACAACAGCAGCTTTAGCTGTTGGATTAACTCCACCCGCATCTGGACTAACAGAAGAATATGATGGTTCATCTTGGGCAGCTGCAAATACTAGTCCAACAGGCCGTGCTTTTAGAGGAAACGCTGGAATACAAACCGCTGCTTTAGCTTTTGGAGCTGATAGTCCTTTAATAACTACTACAGAATTTTATGATGGAACTAACTGGGCATCAAGACCAAGTATGTCTACGGCAAGAGGAGAAGGAGGCGGATGTGGAACTGCAACTTCAGCGTTGTGTTTTGGAACTTCTCCTAAGAGTGGAGTTTCAGAAGAGTTTGTTACATCAATATCAACAAAAGTAAATGCAGCATGGGCCTCTGGTGGCGGTATGAATACTGGAAGATCAGAGGGTATGACAGCAGGCACACAAACTGCAAGTCTAATGAGCGGAGGTATTGTTCCTGGCTCTGATGCAATGACTAATAACTCAGAAGAGTACAATGGTTCATCTTGGTCAGAGGGAAACAATTTAGGTTTATATAGAAGAGGTGGAGGTTTTGGAGCTCAAGGAACTCAAACAGCAGGATTAGTTAGCGGTGGAAATGGTGGGCCATCATCACCTGCAGCAGGATTATTATCCACAGCCGAAGAATATAATGGAACATCATGGTCAGATGGTGGAGATATGCCAACAACAAAATTTTCTCATGGTGCTTGTGGAACTCAAACTGCAGGTTTGGTTTTTGCTGGAAAAACAGGAACTAACGTAAACACAGATGTTACTTCTGTAAATACAACTTTTGAATATGATGGTTCATCTTGGACTGCTGGTGGAAACTATGGCATTGCTAATAATTCAATGGCTGGTTTTGGAACACAGACAGCAGGTGTTGGTGTAGGTGGAAATTATCCTGCCTCAGCTGCAACGTATGAATATAATGGTTCGTCTTGGACAGCTGGCAATAATATTCCTTCAGCTCGTAGAGCTCATGCAGCTTTTGGAACTTTAACGGAAGGTGCCATTTGTGGTGGTTATAATCCATCTGCAGGAACTTTGTCTCAAACAGTAACATACGATGGAACCAATTGGTCAATAAGTGCAAATTTAGCTTCAGGAAGAAATGGTCTTGGTGGTTCGGGAACACAAGCTGCGGGTCTTGCAGCTGGAGGACATCCTGCTTTAACAACAACAGAAGAATTTACAGGCCCATCAACTACTTTAACTTCTGCTAAAACAGTTGACTTTGATTAATATAAGATTATATTGTTTTTAATGAAAGGATTACATGACTATTGAAAAAAGAAATATAAAAGAACTTATAGAAAAAGAAGCACCTAATTTAAATAATTTATTAGATCCAGAAGATGTTAAACAATTTAAAGGTTTAACAGAAGAACTTAGAGACACGTGGACTAAAAAACAAATGTTTAGAACAGAAACAGAAATGTCCTTTTCTGTTTTAAACGATGCAAAGTATCCAACTAAAGCTGCAAAGTATTGGCAGTGTGTTAGAGAACAAAATGTATTTTTAGAAAATCTAATGACATTATCTTTTGATTATAGAAGAGCTGAAGTTAAAATTAAAAGACTAAAAGAAAAATTAGATAAAGAAGAAGACCCATTAAAAAAAGAATTATTACAGATTGATATAGATGAAAAAATATATAACAAAGCTTCTATGCAACTAGTTGCTAGAGATAGAATGAGAGAAATAAAATTGTGGTCTAAATTTAAGAAAAAGTTTGATGATGGTTCTTTTGATACTAAAGATGTTAATACACACCAATTACATTCTTATCATTTAACAATGAAAAATAAAGCAGAGACTTTAACTGAAGGATCTTCTCAACCAGAAGTATTTAATGTGTTAGGTCAATTACAATCTATTGAAAGAATAAAGAAAGAAAATGGTCAATTGGAACAAACTAAAACAAATAAACTTACACACGAACTTGGAGCAAAACCAGAATAGTTCTTCTGTGCAAAGTTTAAAATTTAATATTGTATTTTTAGGTCAATCCGTATTGAAATACGAAGTGCCCTTAGATGTTTATAATATTATTAATCATATATACGAAACAAAAAAACATGAGCTACCACCAGCTAATGTTCAATTAGTAGGTAAAATTAAAAACGAACACTCTTTATTTTTTAATGGACCACCTAATAATAGAATGCATCCCCATAATTTTTTACCACAAAATGTTTTACAATGGTTTAATAAAGTAATGAAACATTATCTAGATTGGAATAAAATAAAAGAATACGAAACACATATAAATTCTATATGGATAAATGAAATGAAAGCAAATGAGTATAATCCAGTCCATGTTCACCAAGGTGGTTTATTTACAGGATTGTCATCTGTTATGATTTTAAAATTACCAAAAAATACTGGAATAGAATATTCGGCAGCAGAAAAACCTATGAATGGTCAACTACAAATAATAGGTAACTCAACAGGACAATTTGCTAATGTTGATTATGGACCTAATATGAGAGAAAGAGATTTTTATGTTTTTCCATATGACATGAGGCATTGCGTATATCCATTTAACAACACAGATGAAACCAGAAGAACTTTAGCTTGCAACATGGATGTTGATTACGACCCTATTAGTAATAGGAGTGCAACATGATTATATTAGAACCCAAATGGAAAAGCTGGATTGTAGAAACAACCACACCTTTATTTACACCAAAACAATGTCAAATGATTATTAACTCAGGTAGGAGACAACCGCCACAAAAAGCACAGGTAGGCATGGGTAAACCTGGAGGTGGATTAGATACTAATAAAAGAACAACAACTATATCTTGGTTGCCATTTGATGAAATGAAAGAAATGTATAATGACATAAATAATTTTATACAAAAAGCAAACTTAAATCATTTTGGTTTTGGAGATGTACAAATAACAGAACAGGCACAATTTACAGAATATCCAGAAGGTGGTTTTTATGATTGGCATATGGATTGTGATGTAGCTATGGCACATGAACCACCAGTTAGAAAAATATCTATGACATTATTATTGTCTCCTGAAAATCAATTTGAGGGTGGTGATTTAGAATTAATGGCTCCTGGAAAACGTGCAAAACTTAAACAAGGGCATGCAGTTATCTTTGCATCATTTATAAATCATAGAGTAGCACCTGTTACACGTGGTGTTAGGCAATCTTTAGTTATGTGGTTTGGAGGCACACCTTTTAGATGATATACAACGTGTTTACTGAAGAGGAAAGAATTTATATTTTAAATTTTGTTAATAAAAAATTAGAACATATATTTGAATCTCCTGGATTACAAACAAAACCTAACCTACATACTTTTGAAGAAATGAATTTTTTTGTTAATAAAATAAAACAATATATACAAGGCTATAAAATATATAAATGTTGGGCAAATTTTAGTGTAGGAGACTATATATTTTGGCACCAACATCCTCAACCTGTTGTAAAATCTTTAGTTTATTATTTAGTAAATAATAATAATTATGGAACTATGTTTCGTTTAAAAAGAGAAACAGAGCAAGACCCAGTGTCAAATATAGAAATTGTAAAGTGTCCACAAAACTCTATTTACATATTTGACTCAAACCTAGATCATTCTGTTCCGTGTCATTTAAAAGAAGATAGAATATCTATTACAATGGATTTGATAAACGAATGATAATAGAAAAATTTTTTCCGACCATTATATATGGCAAAGATGTAGAATTAGATAATGATCAATTAACACGTGATATAGTTAATTGGTCTAAACAAGATAAGGGTATGTCAAGAACAAATATTAACGGTTGGCATTCAACAACTGACATGGGTAGTAAACCAGAATATCAAAAACTAGTTACAGAATTATTAAGAATGCAAAAAGAAATATATGTTCATGAAAATTTAGATAGACACGCTATATTAGGAAATATGTGGGCTAATATAAATCCACCTGGAGGAATGAACATGCCTCACCTACATCCTAATGCGCTGTTTTCTGGTGTGTATTATGTCAAAGCTCCAATTAACTCTGGTAGATTAAAATTAATAGAACCAAGACCTGGGATGCATGTTATGATGCCTGTTAAAAAACCAGGTGATCCAGGAAAAGATTTTTGGAGAGATGTAAATGTTGAACCTATTGTTGGTAGAATAATTATGTTTCCTGCATGGTTATGGCATTCTGTTGAAACAAACAAATCAAATGATATAAGAATATCAGTAAGTTTTAATTTTGTACAAGATGGCTTTCGATAAATACCAAGTAATAAAAAATGCAATTAGTTACGAGTTAGCAAATTTTATATTTAATTATTTTTTGCTTAAACGTGATGCGGTTAAATTTATGTATGAAAACAATATTACATATGACAACGGAATGCTTGGCACGTGGGCTGATGAACAAATTCCAAACACATACTCTCACTATGCAGACCCCGTAATGGAAACATTGTTAATGAAGGTGCTTCCTGTTATGCAAAAAGAAACAGATCTTAAATTAGTACCAACATATTCATACGCAAGAATATACAAACATGGTGATATATTACATAAACACAAAGATAGACCAAGTTGTGAAATATCTACTACTATTCATCTAGGTGGTGATAAGTGGTCTATATTTGTAGAGGGCACAGAAGTCATGCTTGATGTAGGAGACATGTTAGTATATAGTGGCTGTGAATTAGAACATTGGAGAGAACCTCTAGAAGGTAATACTTGCGCTCAAGTATTTCTTCATTATAACCATGTAAATGGTCCTTTTGCTGAAAAAAACAGGTTCGACAAAAGGCCGATGTTAGGTATTCCACCCATAAGGAATATATAATATAGTGAGGTTATATGTTACAAAAAGTAAAATTTGCGCCAGGATTTAATAAACAAGTAACCGCAACAGGCGGCGAGGGTCAATGGGTTAACGGCGACAATGTTAGATTTAGATACGGCACACCTGAAAAAATAGGTGGTTGGGCGCAACTAGGTTCTGTTGAAATGACAGGACGTAATACTGCTATCCATCACTTTGTCAATACATCAGGTATCAAGTATGCTGCACTAGGTGGCAGTAGTATTTTATATGTATACTCTGGTGGTATCTTTTATGATGTGCATCCAATTAAATCTACCAC